GGTTAACAGACTCTCTTCACTCCCTTATGCACAATCCAAAAAATTTGAGTTATAAAAAAACCAAATGAAGATCGAAAAAATACCAACCGACAAACTAATTCCCTACGCACGGAACGCCAAAAAGCACGATGCCGCGCAGGTCTCAAAACTCGCAGGATCAATCAGGGAGTTCGGTTTCAACAACCCGGTGCTCATCGACAAAGACAACGGCATCATCGCTGGGCACGGGCGCGTGATGGCGGCGCAGCAACTCGGCCTTGCCGACGTGCCTTGCATTCGCCTCGGACATCTTACCGACAACCAACGCAAGGCATACATTCTTGCTGACAATCGGCTGGCGGAGATTGGCGGCGGATGGGACGAAGAGATGTTAGGGCTGGAACTGGCAGAGCTGCGGGAAGCAGACTTTGATCTCGATCTTGTTGGATTTAATAATAACGAGATCGAAGCTGCGCTAAACTCAGATGAGTTAAATGAAAAATCAAATGTAGAAATTAACTCAACATTCGAAGTTATTGCAGAATGCAATGACGAAGATCATCAACGAATGGTTTACAATATTCTAAACGAGAAAAAAATTAAATGCCGACTTGCCACATTATAAGAGAGACCAAGGTTGTTGATTCGTTTCGAGTTTCTCAGATTCGCGGAATGTTTGACTATCAAAGCTCAATAATTCGTCACGAATGGAATTCAAATCTCCCGATTGAAGAGCATTCATGGGCGATTGGTTTGATCGTTGGATCTTCTGGATCGGGGAAAACGACGCTTGCAAAAGAAGCTTTTCCTAAATTTAGATTTCATGAAGGTTTTGATTGGGATACATCAAAGGCTGTTGTTGATGGATTCTCTGAAAAAATAGACACTAAATCGGTTGTTAGTGTTATGAATGCGGTGGGCTTTAGCTCTCCGCCTCACTGGCTAAAGCCCTTTTCTCATCTTAGTAATGGTCAAAAGTTCCGAGTAGAACTTGCTCGAAGCATTATTGAAAATACAGGCGGCGTTGTATTTGATGAGTTTACTTCCGTTGTCGATCGCGACGTCGCAAAAATTGGATGCGCCGCTATTTCAAAGGCCATTAGAAAACGAAAAATACCTCCATTTGTGGCGGTTGCTTGCCATTACGACATCATCGATTGGCTAGATCCAGATTGGGTCTTTGATGTTGGCTCGCAACAGTTCGAGTGGAGGTTACGAAGGCGACGACCAGAAATCATCCTCAGTATTCGAAAGGCTTCGGCTGCCGCTTGGAGAGTGTTTCGGGAATATCACTATTTAGACCATGAAATTAACAACTCTGCTCAATGTTATGTTGCAACATGGAATGAAAAGCCGGTAGCTTTTTGCTCTGTAATTCATTTTCCCCATCCATCATGTTCAAAATTTAAAAGAGAACACAGAACAGTGGTGTTGCCTGATTTTCAAGGAGTGGGTATCGGGAATAGGCTTTCGGAGTTTGTGGCATCACTTTACAAAAAAGCAGGGTTTCGATTTATCTCAACAACTTCAGCGCCATCTATGATGTTTTATCGAGCAAATTCAAAAAACTGGCGATGTCATAGATTTGGCAGAGCAGCCAGCCAAGGGAAAACAACAAACAAACAAATTGCAGCTACGCTTTCAAATAAACGAATTAGCGCAGGATTTGAATATATAGGATCATGAGCGTGCCACCGAAGATGACCGAACAAGTTGCGCGTGCCGTCATCAGTCAATGGTTACAGCCCACCCCATGAGCGCGAAAAAAACTCCAGCACCACCAGCATCCGATCTCCAGGGGAAGATCCGCGAGGCCGAGTTCAAGAACATCCTGCAAAAGTTGAAGGATGGAAAGACTCTGTCGGCGCGGGAAGCAAAGATTGCTGATGAGTTTGCAAGGGAGCGGGACGGAAAGAAAAAACCATTGACGCAACAGGAAGTTGCGCGGGCTTGGGGGATGACGCAGCCGAATGTGCATAAGATGGTGAAGGCGGGAATGCCGCTGACCAGCATCGAGGCCGCAGAGGAATGGAGGAAAGAATGGCTGAAGACTCACGGGCGGGGAGACACCGCACCGGAAAGTATACAGGAGGCGAAGCTCAGAAAGACTTTACTGGAATGCGAGAAGATCGAATTTTCGCTTTCGGTTGATCGGGGCGAATACGTAAAGCGAACCGAGATCCGCGAAGCCGGTATCCGTATCGGCGCTATCTTTTCCGCCAAACTCGCTGCGCTCGTCAACGATGCATCGGGCGCGTTGGCTGGACTCGACGAAGCCACCCTGCGAAAGAAGTTGCACGAGCGAACGCAGTCGATCTTGGCCGAGATCAGAACTGAATTGGAGAAGGTATGATAATCGGATTTATCATCGCAATTTTATTGGTCGGCCTTTTTATTTGGGACGCAAGGAAAGATATCGAATGAACCCACTTGCACAAGGCATCCGCGACGGCATCAAGCTGGCATTCGACGGCACGATACTGGACTGGGCAAGCGATCACGTCAGCTTCCCAAACTCCGACCGCGCTTCACGCTTTGATCCTTCGGTGGCGCCGTGGCTCAACGCGCCGCTGTTGGCCGCAAGCGACGACGAAACGACGCAGGTCTTTCTTCGCGCACCGACAGGGGGCGGGAAAACTACCATGATGGAAACTTTGGCTTGTTTCATCGTTGCTCAAAAGCCTGGGCCTACGCTTTTCGTAGGACAGACTGACGACATGGTCAAAGACTGGACAGAGTCTCGCTTGTTGCCGATCTTTAACGAATGCAAACCTGTTCGCGACTTGTTTCCAGAAGATCGGCACGCCTTGCGCAAGACAACGATTCTCTTTCCGCACATGGTATTGTTCGCCGGCGGGGCGAACATGACGAATTTACAGGAAAAATCCATGCGCTATTGCATCGGGGACGAGGTCTGGCGGTGGAAAAGCGGCATGATAAAAGAGTTGAAAGCTCGACATCACGACCGCTGGAACCGCAAAACGCTCCTAGTCTCGCAAGGATGGGACGCAGGGCATGAGGCAGACGCCGAATGGGACAGCGGGACGCGAGAAGTCTGGGGCTGGACTTGTTCCCATTGTGGGAACTGGCAGAGATACTTGTTCGACCAGATCGAATACACGTCCGAACGTGACGACAAGGGCGGCATTCTTTGGGATAGGGTCCAGGATTCCGTCCGGATGAAGTGCGAGCATTGCGAAACGCGATACAAGGACGACGCAAGCACTCGACGAAACCTTGCAAATACTGCAACGTATCGCGCACTCAATCCGCATCCGGTGCGTGGGCATCGCTCGTTCGAATATCCGGCCTACGCCGTATGGTGGATTCCTTGGTTTTCTATTGTGCGAGAATGGATCGAGGCTAACGAGGCCAAGAGCAGCGGCAACCTAGAGCCGCTCAAACAATTTATTCAGAAGCGCAAGGCACAGACTTGGCAAGACGAAGTAACGAGCGACCTGCCGGAGATCACTACCGGCGACTATGCGAAGGCGGAATATCTCGAAGGACAAAAGATCGACGGCGAGCATCGGCGCTTTATGTGCGTGGACAAGCAACGCGATCACTTCTGGTGCATCGTCCGGGCCTTTCGCGTGGACGGCTCGTCCATGCTATTGCACGAGTCGCGTCCGCTGACTTGGGAAACGCTCGACGCCATTCAACAGCAGTTCGACGTGGTGCCGCGGTGCGTCGTCGTTGATGCTGGCTACGATACGCCGCTCGTTTACGAGCAGTGCGCACGGCGTGGGTGGACGGCTTCGCACGGTTCGGGGCAGGACGGATTCTATCACATCGACGGCGGCAGGCGCACGCGCCGCTTCGTTTCCAAGATCGAAGGAGCGCAGGCCGGATCGGACGGGTTGAAGTGCGCGTATTTCTTTTTCTCCAACGAAGGCATCAAGGACAAACTCGCGTCACTTCGCCAGGCTGACGCTGTGCCGAAGTGGGAAGTCGCGAGGGATGTGTCGGACGACTACCGCAAGCAGATGCTCTCGGAGATGAAGAAGGACGTCACGAACTCGAAAACGAAACAAGTCGAGCAAAGATGGGTGCGCATCGGCGGACGCCCGAACCATCTTTGGGACTGCGAGTGCATCGCGCTCGCGTCCGCTATGCTGGCAGGCGTTCTGCCGATAGGCGCGGAGAGCTAGTATTTAAGCGGCTCCGCGAGCCTGCAAAAATAATTGAAAATAATTGTTGCCAAGAATCAAAAAGCGTGAGATATTAAAAACATCAAAGGGGATGACCTCCGGAG